CTGCAAAAATGAAAACTAAAGGTATTGAAAAGCAGAAGCAGATAAATACTAAAATGATTAACTACCAATTAGAGTTTGAGTACGCATACGATATTATTAATAATATGAAGTAATGAATAGACAAGTACAAATTTACATTGAAGGGCAGCGTTTAGAATTATTCAACGATGAGAAAATAACGATTAATTCAAGTGTTCAAAATATTAGCGATATATCTAAAACGTACACGGATTTCTCGCAAAGTTTTACTATTCCTGCATCAGTAAACAACAATAAAATCTTTCAACACTTCTACGCAAATGAAGTTGATTCTACATTAGATTACAATGTACGTAGAACTGCGTATATAGAAATAGATTTAATACCATTTAGAACTGGAAAGATACAATTAGAAAAGGCACAATTAAAGAACGGACAAGTAGATAATTACACGATTACTTTTTATGGCGACTTAGTTACGTTAAAAGATTTGTTTGGAGAGGACAAGTTAGCGTCTTTGGATTATTCAGCTTATAGCCATTTATACACAGGTGCAAACGTTCAGACACGTATCAATTCAGATTCGGTAGATTACGATTTACGTTATCCTTTGATTTCAAGTAGTAGATTATGGCAATATAATAGTGGAACGCCATCGCAGGATATTGATAATACATCAGGGCATATACACTTTGATGAGTTGTTTCCTGCATTGCGTGTTCCTAAAATATTCGATGCTATCGAGAACAAATATAGTATTGATTTTACAGGTAGTTTTTTAACGAACAAAAGATTTACGGATTGTTTTCTATACTTAAAGAATAAAGAAACATTTGAATTTTTCACAAACAAACAACTTATAAATTTAGATACCGTAACGCTAACAGAAAGTACAAACGTAGCCGGAGTACCTTTTTTTAACACGACTAACAATAGTATAAACTTATTCTATTCAGCAGACGCATTGAACGCTGGAGCAGTTGACGAGGGCTTGTGGCAAATTAACACTACTATAACTACTTCATCAACTGCAATACCATACTTTATTGAGGTGTGGGAAAATGGAGTTTTAGTAAGTACAACAGAGGGAGTGGGTTCAGACTTTTATCAATTGTATTTCGTTCCTAATTCAACAGGATTAAACAAGACCATTGAACTAAAAATAAAAGCAAGGGCTTTAATGGCGTTTACTTCAGAAACAAACATATACCACAATATTACAGTAGGAACTACACCAGTACAAAATACAAATACTTGCACAGGTAACAGCCAAACGTTAATCGGTAACATAGATATATCATCTAATATGCCTGATATGAAAATTTCGGATTTTTTTAGTGGTGTATTGAATCAGTTTAATTTAACGTGCGTTCCAACAAGTGCAAGTAGTTTTACTATTCTACCTTTAGAGGATTGGTACAGCGCAGGAAGTATAAGAGATATTACGAAGTACACAGATAAGAATGAAGCATCTATTGATAGGATGCCATTATTTAAAAAGATTTCATTTGAACACGAAAAATCGGAATCATTAATAAATAGAAAGTTCTTTGATTTATACGCACGTGAATACGGAGATTTAAGTAACGTGTATAGCATAGATGGTGGCGATTACATTATTAAACTACCTTTTGAAAATCTAAACTTTAATAAGTTCACAAGTACTAACATACAAGTAGGCTATTGTTTAACCAAAGCACCAGATTATAAACCTTACATACCTAAACCAATACTACTTTACAAGTATAACAAGTTAAGTTGTTCGTTTCATTTTAACAATGGCACAAGTACAAACCATATTTTAAACTATATACCATTTGGGCAGGATGCAATAGTAGGTTCTGTAAAGTATTCTTTAAATTTTGGAGCAGACCAATCTACCTTGCTAAATGAAAACATAGCGAACTCAATTGTAAACGTTTATTACTTTGATTACTTATCGAATTTATACAATACAAAAGCACGATTAGTTACTATTAAGGCAAACTTACCTGTATCAATTTTAAGCAACATAAAGCTAAATGATAGGTTAGTAATAAGAGATAAGCGATATATAATAAACACGATGCAAATAGATTTAACAAGTGGAGATGTAACATTTCAATTAATATCAGATTTTAGAAACTTAACTTCATACGTACCAAAATGATAAAACAAATTATAGCAATGCTTAAAATATCAGACTTCTACGGAGTTTCTGAGAATATAGATATAGCAAAAGGAAAGTACAAAATTCCTAAATCATTAAGAGAAGCAGTTAAACAAGGTAAGCGCATAGGTTATGGCAATTGAGAAAACGGTAATACTTAATGTAGAAACTAAAGAAGCTACAAAGAATGTAGATTTACTTTCACGTTCATTTGAGGATGCGTATGGAGAGATACAGCCTTTAACAGGTCGTATGGGCGAACTTGAAGACCAGTTATATGAATTAGCAAACGCAGGTAAACAAGGTACAGACGAATTTAAAACTTTAGCTGCTGAAGTTGGTAGAATGAAAAAGACTATCCAACAAACCGATGCACAAGTAGATGGTTTGGCTATGACTACTTCGCAAAAGTTAGGTGGTGCATTAGGTGGTGTAACAAGTGGTTTTGAGTTGGTGCAGGGTGCGATGGGTGCGATGGGTGCTGAAAGTGAAAACGTGCAAAAAGCATTGTTGAAAGTTCAGAGTGCTATGGCTATTGCTCAAGGTGTTCAAGGTATTAAAGAATCAATACCAGCATTTAAAGCGATGGGTGTAGCCATACAAGAATCAGCAACAGCACAAAAGATTTTAAACTTTGTAATGAAGCAAAACCCAATTATGCTTATAGTTTCAGCAGTAGCAGCATTGGTTGGAGCATATGCATTGTTAAGTGGTTCAGAAGATACTGAATTGGAGAAACAAAAAGCAATCAATGAAGAAAGAAAATCAGCAGCATTTCATCAAAGAGCATTAGCAAAGGATGTAAAAGAATCCTCTAAATATATAGCTGAAGAATCAGTTCAATTTATATCTTTAATTACTAAATTAAAACAAACAAATGCAAATAGTAAAGAGAGGAGAGATTTAATAAGGGAAATAAATGGCGAGTATGGTACGCATTTAAAAAATTTAAAAAGTGAAACTGATTTTCAGGCTCAATTAAGTTTAGTTGTTAAAGACTACATACAATATCAGACCGTTAAATTTAAGCTGATGAAGAACGAGGCTTATATGCAATATAACCTTGAAAAACAAATAACAGCGCAAAAAGAATTAAACAGATTAGAGAAAGAAAAAAAATCTATTATAGCTGGTACCAACTTAGATAAGACAGATACAACAGAAACGGAGCAAGGTATAGCAAAAGCAAAAAGAGATTTAGAGGATTCATCAAGGGCAATTGAAGATTTAGCAAATAGGGCGGTTAAGTTACAGACCACACAAGATAAGTTAACTGATGGTGGCAAGAAATATGTTGAACAACAAAAAGAAGTAGTTAAAGTAGATAAACAAACAACTGAAGGTAAGAAAGAAAAAGCACTTACTGAAGATGAGATTTACGCATTAGAGTTACAACAACTTGCTACTATTGAAGATGAGAAAACAAGAATCAAAGATGAAGCCGAAAAGGAACGACAACTAAATGAAGCAGCTAATTTAGAGTCTACTTCTGCTTTGCGTATTCAAATAATGAATAAACAAATTGAGGATGAAAAGATAGTAGAGCAAAAAGAAAAGGAAAGAAAGAAAAAGCATAGAGACGAATTATTTGATGCAGCAAAAGCTGGTTTAACAGCTATTGGAGATTTAGCGGTTTTATTTGCAGGTAAATCTAAAGCACAACAAAAGAAAGCGTTTGAAGTTCAAAAGGCAGTTAACATAGCTACAGCAACAATTGACACATTTAAAGGTGCGACAACAGCATTCACATCAGCAGGGAATCCAATACTTGGTGCGGTTTTCGCAGCAGCAGTAGTAGCAGCAGGACTTGCAAATATATCTAAAATTGCATCTACTAAATTCGATGAAGGAGCAGGCGGTGGCGGTGGTGGAGCAGGAGGAGCGCCAAGCGTTCCAAACGTGCAAGCAGCTAACTTTAACGTAGTAGGAGCAGGAGGTGCAAACCAATTAGCGCAACTATCAAGCAATCCAATTAAAGCGTATGTAGTTAGTGGGGAAGTATCAAGCGCACAAAGTTTAGATAGAAACATAGTTAATAATGCAACGATTGGGTAAAACTAAATAAGCAGCCACGCCCGACTGCTTATCTACTTACCTATCAACCTAAACATTGTTAATTATGCTATGAACACAAAGCAAATATAGTTAATTATTTTAAAAATGCAACAAAAACTAAAAAAATAAATTATTAAAGTATGAAAATAGTTGAATTAGTAATTGACGACAAAGATAAGCTATCAGGTATTGACGCTGTATCTGTAGTTCATTCTCCTGCAATAGAAGAAAACTTTATAGCTTTAAACAAACACGAAATAGAACTTAAAGAAGTAGATGCCGAGAAGCGTATTTTAATGGGTGCGGCTTTGATACCAGACAAGCAAATATTCAGACGCAACGAGAAAGAGGAGTATTATATATTCTTTTCTAAAGACACGGTACGCCAAGCATCGGAGTTATTTTTAATGAACTCAAACCAAAACAACGCAACGTATGAACACGACCAAAAGTTAAAAGGTTTATCAGTAGTTGAAAGTTGGATAATTGAAGATAGTAAAACGGATAAAAGCCGATTATATAACTTTAATTTGCCAGTAGGTACTTGGATGATTTCGATGAAAGTAAATAACGATGATGTATGGAAAGATGTAAAAGATGGTAAGGTTAAAGGCTTTTCAATTGAGGGATATTTTGCTGATAAATTAGAAATGAGTTTAGAAGAGCAAGAAGAACAAGAGTTGATAAATAAAATAGTAGAAATTTTAAAACAAGTATAAAATGGGATTAAAAGATTTTTTTAAAACGACAAGCGAAATATCGCCAAAGGGTGGTAACAAAGGTTGCTTATGTGAAGATGGTTCTTACAGCAAAGAGTGTTGTGATGGTAGCTTACAAGCGCAAGGGATAGGTAGCGAAAATTCACAAGGAATATCTATTGTAAACAACGTTAACGAAGTGCGTACAATGGTACGTGAAAACTAAAAAGGCAACAAAACAAATATTAATAAGTTTTTATAAAAAAGAAACAATGAGTACACTAAGAGAAATTGGAAACAAATTATTTAAAGAAGAATTATCTTCTAACAAAGTTGAATTATCTATTGTAGATGATATTCAAAAAGCATATAATATTGCTAATAAAGAATTATCTAACGCACAAAACGCATCTAAAGGTGCAATATCTGCTATTGATAATGTTTTTACTGCATATAGACAAAATGCTATTGCTGCTAAACAAGTAGTTGATTTATACACAACAATTGAAGCACAAGCTAAAGACTTAGGTTTACCTATTCCTGCAAATGTATTAAAGTTTAAAACAGATAGCGTTCAATATATGAAAGATAGCCAAGCTAAAATGGCATCACTTCAAAACGCGAAAAAATTATTTTAATAAATAAAATAAAATGAAAAATAACGTAATTAATCAAATCAAATCGCTTTTAGGTATAGAAGTGAATTTAGAGCAAATGAAGTTAGAGGATGGTGTAACTATTCTAGAGGCAGATTCATTTGAAGCAGAACAAGAAGTGTTTATCGTAACAGAAGATGAGCAAAAAATCCCATTGCCAATTGGCGAGTATAAAATGGAAAATGGTTTTATGTTAACTGTAGAAGTAGAAGGTATTATCGCATCTTATATGGAAGCTGCTGCTGAAGAAGAAGTAGTTGAAGAAGCACCTGAAGAAGAAGTACCAGTTGAAGCAGAAGCAGAGGTTAAAACGCCTAAAAGCATTATCGAATCAGTAAGTAAAGAAACACGTTTCTCTGCTGAAGAATTTGAAGCATTAAAAGCTGAAGTGGTCGCACTTAAAGCACAATTAGAAACAAAAGAAGTAGTAGAGGAGAAAGTAGAATTAGAGGAAGTAAATCCTATTAACTACAATCCAGAAGTAGAAGCTACAAAAGTAAATTTCAAGTACGGACAAAATCGTGAGATGAGTACACTTGATAGAGTAATGAGTAAAATTAATTCATAATTAAAATAAAAAGAAATGCCAACAACAACAAGTATTACAACAACTTACGCTGGAGAGTTCGCAGGTAAGTATGTAGCAGCAGCATTATTGACTGCTAACACAATTGACAAACAAGGTATCACAGTAAAGCCTAATGTTAAATTTAAAGAAGTTCTTAAAAGAATTTCAACAGACGATGTATTGAAAAACGCTACTTGTGATTTCGATGCAACATCTACGATTACTTTAACTGAAAGAGTTTTACAACCAGAGGAGTTCCAAGTGAACTTACAATTGTGTAAAAAAGATTTCCGTTCAGATTGGGAAGCTATCTCAATGGGTTATTCTGCATTTGACACTTTGCCTAAAACATTCGCTGATTTCTTAATCGGACACGTTGCAGCAAAAGTAGCAGCTAAAAACGAAACTAATATCTGGAGTGGTG